GAAGCGCAGGGGTTTCCTGCAAAAGCGATTGGCGAAACGCCTGAAGCACGCATGTGGGAAAATTTTGCAGACGCGCAAGTTAGCCCACGACCTGCCAAGGACTTTCAACTACCTAATAACTTGAAGCAAGACCCATGGCTTGCCAAAGTCGACCCCAATACGCCTGTATATAGCGCGGCATATGACGTAGGCAGGTTCTCGCACCTTACAGATGAGCTGTCTAACTCCCTTCGCGAAGGCCGGCTCACCCCCGAGCAATTGGGTAAGATGCCCATTGACCAGGCCGTCCGGCACGTAGCAGAGATCAACGCCCTCCGTGCTGTCGAGGCCAACAAGGCACGTGCCATGGACATGGCAGATATGCCAATACATAAGGACTACCCCACTGAGGGTATGTCGTGGCGCCAGTTGAAAGCGCCAGACTTAACTCCAGAACGGATCAAGTATTTAGAGTCGCAGTACCCAGAAGATAATGCTGAGTTTGGTCTACACCACATAAATAGCAGAGAACTTCAGAAATGGCTCACCCAAGAAGGTGACGCCATGGGGCACTGCGTGGGCGGGTACTGCCCAGATGTGACGGCGGGTCGCTCCAATATCTTCTCCCTCCGTGATGCTAAAGGGCAGCCTCATGTGACAATTGAGACACAACCGTATAACTATATAGACGCCTTAGGCAATGGAGACGAAGCCGCTGCTGAACTCTACGACCAGATTGGCGAGCGTCTAACTGGCATAAAGTCTCCTACAAGTGGTAATATGGACTTCAATGCTTGGGCTGCAGCGGTTGATCCAATACATGATGATATTCTTGCTGAGATGGGCAAACATTACGCTGCAAACCCGCCTGTGCATCCAGATATTGTTCAGATCAAAGGTAAGGGTAACGCAAAGCCGCATGAAAAGTATCTCCCATTCATTCAAGACTTCGTACGGTCTGGAAGATGGTCTAGTATTGGTGACGCTGCTCACACAGGCCTCTCATCTAAAGAGATTGACCAAATTTTGAAGGGCACTAAATAATGCAGACACAAGATACTGCCGCCACCATCACCAGCCTCGCAAAGTTGGAGGCTGAACCGAACGGCGTCTATAAGCGTTGGGAAGACGAGATCACCTTCGCCGAAAAGGAAATGGGGAAATTCTGGAAGGCGGCCCGGCTGACCATCCGGCGCTACATTGACGACCGTGACGCCACCGAGGTGCAGAAGCGCTGGTTCAATGCGTTCTTCACCAATGTCGGGATCATGGAGGCCAGCCTGTACGACCAGACCCCGGAAGCGTCTGTCTCCCGCCGTTTCCTCGACATGAACGACGATGTGGGTCGGGTAGCGGGCAACATCCTCGAGCGTTGCATCAATCAGGATATGGATGAGGCTGACTGTGACTTCGATGCCGTCATGCGCCATGCCGTGTTCGACCGGCTGGTACCGGGCCTCGGGGCGGCGTGGCTCCGGCTCGAGAACGAGTTTCAGGAAATCGAGGGGCAGCTTGACCCCGAGACGCAGGAACCGCTCAAGAAGATCGCGAATCAGGAAGTCGCCATCGATTGGGTGTTCTTCGAAGACTTCACTTTTTCTCCCTGCCGCGTGTGGGAGGAACGCCGTTGGGTCGCCCGCAGGGTCTATATGACCCGCGACCAACTGGTGAAGCGTTGGGGTGAGGAAAAGGGCAAGCAGGTGCCTCTCACCACACAGTCGTCTGTGCAGCAGAACCTCCCGAACGGCAACACCCCCTCCAACATGGTCTTGAAGCGCGGCTGTGTCTATGAGATTTGGGATCGGGAAAGCCGGAAGGTGATCTGGTTCGCCAAGGGCATGGATTCGATTCTGGAAGAACGCGACGACTTCCTCAAGCTCCGTGGTGGTCGCTTCGAGCCTTGCCCCAAGCCGCTGTTCGCCAACCTCACCACCTCCAACTGTCTGCCGAAGCCCGACTTTGCGATGTTGCAGGATCAATACAATGAACTGGACGAGGTGAATAACCGCATCAGCCTGCTCATCATCGCCTGCAAGGTTACAGGCGTGTATGACCAGTCGGCGACCGGCATTCAGCGCATGCTCACCGAGGGTTACGACAACACCCTGATTCCGGTCGATAATTGGGCGATGTTCGCCGAGAAGGGCGGCATCAAGGGCACAGTCGATTTCCTCCCGCTGGAAATGATCGTCACGGCCCTGAACCAGCTGCAAGCGCATCGGCAAGCCCTCGTTATGCAAATTGACCAGCTTACTGGTATCAGTGATGTGGTACGCGGCACGACCAAAGCCAGCGAAACGCTCGGTGCGCAGGAGTTGAAGGCCAAGTATGCCAGCGTCCGCATTCAGCGGCTCCAGCAGGACGTGACCCGGTTCGCCGAGGAAATCCTGACGATCAAGGGCGACATCATCACGCAACATTTCGTACCCGAGCAGATCGTTAAGATGGCGAACGTACAGTCGATGGTCCCGGAAGATCAGCAACTAGTGATGCCTGCCCTTCAATTGTTGATGGCCCCGGGCGAGAATGAAGAACTGTGCTGGCGCGTCGATATTCAGGCTACCAGCATGGCGATCACCGACTATGCCGCTGTCAAGAACGAGCGCAGCGAGTTCCTGAACTCCGTCGCCACCTTCCTGCAATCCTCGGCAACAGTCGGACAGGGTGCGCCACAGTTGATCCCGTTAATGCTCAACATGCTCCAGTTCGGCGTGGCCGGATTCCGTGTGTCCAAGGACATCGAAGGGGTGTTCGACCGCTACATCAAGGAGTTCGAGCAGGAAATCGAGGCGAAGAAGAATGCACCCCCGCAGCCCGACCCGGAAATGGTCAAGGCACAGCAGGAAGCTCAACTGGAGCAGCAAAAGGCACAACAGGAACTCGCCATGAAGCAGCAAGAGTTCCAGATGGAAATGCAGCAGAAGCAGCAGGAATTCCTGATGGAGATGCGCCAGCAACAGCAGGAATTCGCGCTCAAACTCCAGCAAATGGTTATGGAAGGTCAGATCAAGCGCGAGGTCGCCGTGCAGGATTCCGCGCAGAACGCAGCAATGCAGCATGAGCAGCACCAACTCACCCTTGAACACCAACGCGAACAACAGGAGATGAAAAATGAAGGAACTGATTGACGTTACCCATACCGTGAAGGCCAGTGCCGCCCCGTCCGAGGGTGCCCGCTATATGTTCGACCCGGCGACCAATGAACGCTTTTGGGTGGAGCAGGGAACTGTTCCGGCGGAAGTGCCCCCGCCACCGCCTCCGGAGGAAATCCCTGAATTGCCGGAAATGCCCTCGGAGATGCCCTCGGAAATGCCCTCGGAGACGCCCCCGGAACCGGAGGTGCCTCGCAAGACGAAGAAGTTGCATCATGGCTAAGCAGTCGTTCATCCAGATAGGGGGTCACCTTGTCGATAAATCCACATTGGTTCATCAGGATGCACAAGGCGCGCCCGCAATCCTTGGCGATGTACCAGACTTCGTATCTCCGATTGACGGTACGCTGGTTTCTGGCCGTGCTGGCCTACGCGAGCATTGTCGCCGTCACGATGTCGTTCCTACTGCCGAACTAGCAGGGCTTCCGCCCAAGCCGTTCGTCAATCTCACCGCTTCCCCGGAACATCGGGAGCAAACTCGGCAGACCATTGCCGATATCATCAACTCTAAAGGCTACTTTCGCCGCAAATAAAGGATAATGTCATGGAAAATCTACGCGAGGCGCTTGATGCCGCATTTGAAAAGGAAACTCCCAGTGATACGCAAAACGCTCCTACGGAAGTTGAAGCGCAGCAACTGGCTGCACCGGAGGCGGATGGTGACGTTCCCGAGCAGGCGCAATCTGATCCCGAAAAGCCTGCTGCGGCAGAGGCGGACACAAAGTCTGCTGTCGATCCGGTTGATAAGGCGGCTGCACCAAATGCCGGCGCTGAGCCTGCATCTGGACAGCATCGCGTAGATCGCGCCCCGGCCTCTTGGAAGAAGGATGCCAAAGGGGAATGGAACGCGCTGCCGTTGCAGGCCCGGCAGGAAATCCATCGTCGTGAGATGGAAGTTCAGCGTGTACTGAACGAGACTGCTCCGATCCGGCAGGAAGTCCAACAGTTCCGCGAGGCGGTCACGCCCTACATGGCACGCATCCAGTCGCTCGGTGTCACCCCGCATCAGGCTGTTGGCGAGCTGTTGAAGGCCGACTATCTGCTTGCCACTGGCACCCAGTCGCAGAAGGCTATGTTCATCGACAAGTTGGTGCAGGACTACGGCGTCGACATCAAGGAACTCGACGCGGCCATTGCCAAGCGCCTCGGTGGCGGCGGCCAGCAGCAGTCGCAGCAGCAGCAAGGTTTTGATCCTAATCAGATCAGCCAGCTTGTTCAACAGCAGTTGAATCAGGCGTTGGCGCCCATCTACCAGCAGCGTCAACAAGAACAGCAGCAGATCGTCCAGCAAGCTGAGATGACTATTGAGCAGATGGCACTTGACCCGAAGTACCCGCACTTCGAGTCTGTACGCCAAGACATGGCCGACCTGATGGAAATAAATGCGCGCCGGGGTATTTACATTTCCGTCCAAGAGGCATATAATAAAGCTACAGGTATGAACCCGGAGTTGTCTGCCATGCAACAGGCCACACAGTTGAACCAACGCGCCCAACGGGCTGCGGCGGCTGCTGCCAGTGTGTCGGGATCACCAGTTGGCGGGGGCACTCAGTCTCACGCCAGCGAGGGCAATCTGCGTGCAGACCTCGAAGCTGCTTTTGGTGGCAGCCGGGTATGAGCCAAGAAGCCCTTTACCGGGCAATCGTAGGTTGGGAGGCAGCTCCCAACCTACGACGCAATGAAGTACCACGACCGTACCGCCAAACGCTCCCCGCGCCATTGGCTCAGAAAGTGCAAGGCTCCGCTCCGAGGGAGCCGCGTGAAGCTGAACAGCCCATCACGGAAGACCCGGAAACAGACCTCAATCCACTTTAGGAGCTAACATGGCTTTCGCAAATCCAGCGATATCAGATATTATCGCAACCACAATTCAGTCGCGCACCGGCATCATTGCCGACAACGTTACCAAGAATAACGCCTTGCTCGCCCGCCTGAAACAGCGCGGCAACATCAAGACGTTCTCTGGCGGTAATGTCATCATGGAAGAACTGTCGTTCCAGCAAAACGGAAACGTCGGTTACTACTCCGGCTACGAAACCCTGCCTGTTGCCGCCGCTGATGTCATCAGCGCCGCGCAGTACGACATCAAGCAAGCTGCCTGCCCCGTGACCATCTCCGGTCTCGAACAGTTGCAGAATGCTGGCAAGGAACAAATCATCGACCTGTTGGAAGGTCGCATGGCTGTTGCCGAATCCAGCATGGCAAACCTGCTTGCCTCGGGTATCTACTCGGACGGCCTCGGTTTCGGCGGCAAGGAAGTCACCGGCCTCGGCGCCCAAGTCCCGGTCAACCCGGCGACCGGCACTGTCGGTGGCATCGACCGCGCTACGTGGAACTTCTGGCGTTCGCAAGCTATCGACGCCTCGACTTACCTCGGTGCTGCCACGACCCCGGCCAACATCCAGCAAGTGTTCAACGCCATGTGGGCCAGCCTCGTTCGCGGTATGGACAAGCCTGACCTCATCGTTGTGGACAACGCCTACTGGACGAAGTACATGGCCTCGCTGCAAGCGATCCAGCGTTTCACCTCCAGCGGTGACGCCAACCTCGGCTTCGTGACTGTCAAGTTCATGGATGCTGACGTGGTGCTCGACGGCGGTATCGGCGGCAACTGTCCGGCTTCCACGGCGTTCTTCCTGAACACCAAGTACCTCAAGTGGCGTCCGCACGCTCAGCGCAACATGGTTCCGCTGGCTCCGGGTCAGCGTTACTCGGTCAACCAGGATGCGGCTGTTCAAATCTTGGCTTGGGCTGGCAACCTGACGGCTTCCGGCCTCCAGTTCCAGGGTCGCATCACCGAGTGATAGGTTTCCGCCCTGCCTGACCTTTCATTTTCTCAGGGGTGAATTGGTTTTCGACAGGTGGGGCGGAATTCAACGACCGTTCAAGGAGAACAGCATGTCTGGACTAGCAGGTGAATCTATCGGACTTGGTACTGCTAACCCGAATCCCATCGGGGGCGCAGCCAAGGTCACTACGGACGGGGCGGCGGTGGGCCGGGGCAGCCTCCAGAACTTTATCGGCTTTGGCTTCAACGCCACCAGTCAGGAGCCGCTGCCGAACGATTTCAGCGCAGCGGACGACACCGTGATTGTCGGGCGCACTGCCAACCCGTCGCAAGAACCCGTCTACACAGCAGTCCCCGGCGTGCCGCTGGACGAAAAGCTGACGTGGACAACGACCCCGTAAGGAGCACAGATGGCCTCCCTTCCCTACGGCAGC